GCCCTCGCCAACTAATTAAACCATTCATTCTTGGATTACAATCAAACATTGACACCTATTTTGACGCTTCCTACGTTACCATTATTACCAAAGAAGATCTTGACAATGCTAAAAATACCCTTGGACATTCTATTGTTCATGAAGGACCCCTTATTTGCAACACTGACAAGACCTCAGCCACTGCCGAATTATTAACTAATGTTGATACATGCGGTACAGTTCCTATGGACTGCGTAGTTGGACGAGTTAAGAAGAGTAGTTATCATAAAACACCGATATCTACTTTCTTTAATTCAGATAGAATACCTGCTATTCTAGATCCTTTTGATGATCGTGTTCCTGATAACACACATCCCCTCCAACACTCCATTAACAAATTTGGAAGAGATGTGATCGAACCATTAGACCCTGATCAGTTGCGTTTCGCAGGACAAGGTGTCTTTGATTATCTCAAAGGAAAACTTACCGATTTAGACAAAATACAACCTCTAGATATCCTACAATCCTTAACCGGACTCCACGAAATAGGATATGAATCAGTAAACCTAGCCACTTCAATGGGCCTTCCTTGGATTCTTAAGAAATTCCCAGGAAAATTACCCGGAAAGCGTGAATATTTTGAATATTCCGCCGTAGATGGCCATGTGACTCGATTGTCACAAGAATTCGAGCAAGAATTCGAAGAGTTTGACTCTTCTATTCGTAGAGGAGTAATCCCCCCAAACTCTCTTTACGTCTTTCCCAAAGACGAACTTAGACCTATAGCGAAGGTCGTTGGCCCCCCTATAAAAACTCGATCCATAGATGTCATGAATTTCACAATGACATTACTATGGCGAAAGTATATGTTACCCATTGAAGCTGCTCTTCATAGATCAGCCAATGGTGCTACACAATGTTGCGTCGGAATTAATCCCAGTTCCGTGCACTGGTCAAATTTATACCATTCACTAAAAGCAGTTAACGATGTTGGCTTTGATGCTGATGTTGGAAACTGGGATGGTCATTTCCCCCCCGACTTGTTCCATGCTACAACCGATTGCCTTAGCGATTTATCTGGATATACCAGAGATTCGCCAGATTGGTTAGCTGTTCGCAGCTTAGCTGATAACGCTCTCTTCGGATTTGAGCAATTTGAAGATATAGTTGTCGCAAAGGAACGAGGCATGCCTTCAGGTTTTGGAGGCACTGCAATTATTAACACCGTAGGACATATGATCCTGTTTTATTATATATATAGAACTATTTGTATAGAAAATAACCTTAAATCTTTACTTAGCTTTGAATTATATTTACAACACATTTGTGTTCGCTTTTATGGTGATGATGTTATTGCAACAATTTCTCCCTTCCTACTATCAAAGAATATTACAGCCCTAGATTTCGTTTCAAAATACGAAGAACTTGGATGGCCAACAACTGTTGCCAGCAAGACTGGAGTTCCCCAACCTTACAAACCGTTGGAAGAGTGCACGTTCCTTAAAAGAATATTCACATTTGATCCTATTTTAGGAACATCTGTTGTTTATGGAGCCCTTGACACTGGCGTAATTGAAGATCTTTGCTACTGGATGAGAAAAACTGTTGCAACTCAATCACAATTCTACAGTAATCTTAACGATGCTTTAGAATTTGCTTGCTGCCATGGCAGCGAATATTATAATAACCTGCTTTTTAGAATAAATAATGCTTTAAAACAATATAATTATAATACAATATTAATAAACTATAGTGATATGCGTGACATTCTTTTGGATCGCTATTACAATTAGGCTTGAGTTAATTATAAAACGTTAGTAAACGAAAACTATCACGACTGACCCTT